AGTTTCTGGTTCATCAAAAGAGTCTACTTTTTTTAAACCAGTGTCATCTTTTTCTGTGGTTTTTTTATCACCACCTTCTTTAAATGGATCAAATCTTTCACCCGGTACTAAAAAATTTGCTAGTGCTTTACCACCTGTTTTAGCTGCTTCTAATGCAACAGGTCCTACACCTGTAACTGCGCTAGTCGCTAGACTTGGTGTTGATAGTGCTGTAATAGGGTTTTGTCTTGCAAACGATCCGATTCTAAAACCTAAGCCCTCTCCCGCAAGAGTTTGTGGGCCTGCTTTACCACTTTGAAGACCTACACCTGGTTTAGGTGAAAATATATCTTTAAGTCTTCCAAAAGTACCTAATTTTTCTGACAAAGGTTTGTAAGTTCTCACTGCTTTAAATCCTCTAACAGCCGCTGGTAATACTCTTGCAGCAGCCGCAAATGCTGGAATTAATCCTCCAACAAAATAGCCTGATCTATCTTGCATACCATCCATGATCCCTTCTTTAATAGGACCACCTGATCTAAACATTGGTCTTTTTAATGGCTTCATCTTAACTTCCGTATAGTTTACCAAAGATACCAGCAAGACCTGTAGCTGTACTTAATGCTGTAGCAAGAGGACTTGCACCACCTTGTGGTATTTGTGGAGCGACTCCACCAAATCCTGCTAATCCACTTAGACCAGCTCCGAATTGTTGTAATCTTTGTTGTGGTTCAAATGCTGCTGTTCTAGCTGCCGCTTGATCAGCTGCTAATTGTGATTGTGTTAATCCTTGTCTGAATGCACCAAGGTTTCCTAATGCAGCAACGTCTTGACCCATAGATCCTCTTTGGAAATTAGATAGTCCCATCTGTTGTGCTGCTAAATTACCTTGGTTTTGAAATGCTTGTTGTGCTAAATTTTGTGCTTGTGTAAATCCTTGTTGTTGTAGTTGTGCAAGTAAGCTAGCTCTGTTTCTTAAATTACCAGACTCAAACTCACCAAGTGCAACTCCTTCTCTACCACCACCAAAAGCTCCACCAGTGATAGCTTGGTCTCTAATGTTTTGTCTACCTAGTGCTGCTTGTCTATCAAAATCTGCTAGTGTTGTATCTATGACATCCTGTTGAAAGGGTGACATAAACTGTCTAAACGCAGTCGGTCCAGTCAGTCCTGCCTGTTGTCCTACAGCTGTTTGTGCTGCTTGTAAAAATGGTTGAAATGATCCTACACCTGCTCTTGCTATATTGATTGCTTGTGTCTGTAATGGATCTTCACCAGCAACAAATTGTCTGCCTGTAAATGCACTTGTTTTTATAGGTACTGATGTTGACGCCGTTAACTGTTTGGCAAAATCTTTAGCGGTATCTTTTAAATAATCTGGTAATGACATTATGCTAATCTACCCTCCATCATTTGTGCTTGATCAAACATCTCTTGTGCAGGATTCATACCCTGAGACTCTTCAGATATCATACCACCTGCCTCTAGATTATCCATCATGTTTTGCATGACTCTAGCACCTTCGTCTATATCGCCACCACCTGCATTTCTTACAGCATCTGCCGTAAATACAAATTCGTTTTTACTTAATCTTGCTGGCACATCATCAGCTCGTTCTTCTGCTCCCAGTTCTACAAAGCCACCAGTTCTATAATCTTTTTCCATACCACCAAGATCCATAATACCACCTTCTTGCATAGGCATTCTTGGTACATCTATTATTCCACCATCAGCTTTTCTATAAAAATTTCTAACAAATTGTGGCTCAGGTAAAAATCTTAAGCTTGGGTCTCTGTTTCTAGCTTGCTCTACTATGTTAGCAATACTATCTGGTGTTTCTGTAAATGAAGTTTCTTCTTCAACTTCTTCATCATCACCACCCATAAAAAAAGGTGCAGCTATACCTGCAGCACCTAAGCCTAATAATGCAGCTTTACCTGGACTAAATACACCATCTGTTCTTACTAAGTTTCCTAAAAATCTATCTTTTCCAAAAAGTCCTCCTATACCTTGAAGTAGACCGCCTTGACCGGTAAATTGTCCTCTACCTAAAGCACCTAAAATACCTTGTCCTGAAAAAGTTGATGGAAAAGCTTTTGCAAGCATTGGTCCACCAAATTTAAATGCTGCAGCAGCTAAAGCAGCTTTACCTAATGGTGATTTAGTTATCTTTTTAACAGCACGCTTGGCTTTCCTTACAATCTTACCTAGAAAAAAACCTTGTCTAGGTTCATCTAGTGTCATAAGTCCACCACCTGCACGTAATTGTCTTTCCATCTGCGTTCTAGATATTGTCATATTTTAGCCTAAATTCTCTTTGTATCGTGTTTTATTGTTATAATCAATCATATATATCGACTAGATCCGTTAGTCCTCCCATCATATAAGCAACTCTACCACCGTCCATATATCCAAAAGGATTACCAACGTTAGTCGGAGAACTTGAAGCAGCTGATCCCATATCAGCACCACCTCCAAATCCCCCAGTGGCTGTGCCCTCTGATCCAGCTCTAGATGTAGTTACACCTGTTGTGGTTTGTCCACCTCCACCACCTTCAGTAATTTGTTTTCTTCTACGTTTTTCTTTTTCAATGGCCGCTTGTTGTTTGATTGCTTTTTCTAAAGCTATTTGTTGTTCTATTCTTCTTTTGTTAGCTGCTTCTAAAAATTTTTTTCTTTTTATATTATTTTGAGCAGCATTAATTAAATCTGCAGGTATATCTCTAAATCTACCTGGTCTAAATCCTGTAAACGTTCCTCTTATATCTCCTATATTATATTTATTACCAAACTCATCTTCAAGTTCATCTTCTCCACCAAATCCTAAACCTTCTAATATTCCTGCAAATGCAGGTTTAATATTTATACCACCGTGAGTTATATTTTTACCTGCGAATGTTTGATAAGTTCCTAATTTAGGATTGTAAAATCCAGTGACTACTTCTGGTTTAAAAGATCCTGTAGGCGTTGTTAAACCTTCTTCTACAGCTTGCATAGGAGACATGTTAATTAAATCTCTACTAAACACATCTCTAACGAATTCTTTTGATTTACTTAAATCTAAATTACCAAACAAACCACCACCTCTAAAATCATCATCACGTCCTTGAGGCTGTATTGGTAATACTGGTGAAGTAGTTATACCTGTGGCAGGTGTTGCTGGTGTTAAACTTGTAGATTGATTAGGATTAAAACCACCACGATATGCTAGCTGTGGTATGAAACTAAAACCTTGATTGTATATATCTCGGTCTTCCTGTCCATAAAAACTTGGTGCACTAAATATCGACATTATTTATCTTCCTCGGACCCTGCTCCCATTGGAGGCATGTGGGCTACTTTAATTTTAACAGATCTTGTAACATCCTCTTTTACAGTATCTGTATTTGGATTTGCAATATCATCCTCTGCTTCTTTGTCAGAGTTATACTCATAATTTGTTTTTTTATTTCTTAATATTATTTCAGTTTCACACTCTACAACAGGTACTTTTTTACCGTCTATTGTTACGTATCTAACTGATGGTGGTTCTGTAAATGCCATATTACTCCCTTGTTATTTCTAATATTGATGCAACTATATGTAATTCATTTGCATCAGCTGCTTGTGCCTTTAATACCTCATTTTCTTCTAAAATTAAAGGGTGAGTTAACAGCTCAGTTGTTGCTTTTGAGGCTATTGCCTTATCTTTAAACAAATTAAATACTGCAGAGGCAGCATCTGTTATAGTCAAAGTTACCGTGGTTCCTGATCCAGCGTCCTCGGACACTATAATACTTTTAATTATAGCTCTAGAATCAGATGGTGCTGTATATATTGTAGTATTATCTGTAGTAGATAAGTCTACCTTTGCATTTTTATATATATTAGCCACTTAAAAACCAAGAAAATCTTTCTTGCTCCTCTTTTATATTATTTAAATAAGTTGAGTTTAATTGTTCTATGATACCAGACAAAGATCTATTTATTTGTTTCTGTGTAGAAACATCATACTCGTCTTTTGGTTCTGGTATTCTTACTACTATTTTAGTCATTATCTTCTACCGTCTTGTTGTAAATCTAATTTTAATGTACCAAACCTCCAGGACTCACTGGCTGCATCGTTTTCTATTTTTATATTTAAAAATCTACCTCTTGCTCTTGTATCTTTTTTAAGAGTGCTCGATGTAACTGTAAAAGGACTCAACGCTGTTGTAACCTGTGAGTCTTGAGGATATCTTTTGACTCCAAGGCTTACCTTACAGTTACCCGCTAGTGTTTTAAAATCAGGCACAAATCTACGTAGTGCCAAGAAAAACTCACCAGCTATAGCTCCAGATGCTACACCACCCTGTGCTGTTCTTCTCATTCTAGACTCAAGATCTATATCATATGATTGTATAAAAGATGTAACCGTTGTTGTAGTTCCATTTGGATTAACTTGATCAGTTCCTACTTCATGCTCAAATAATGTTGTTTGTCCTAAACCATCTTGACCTACAATTACAGGAAACGTGCCGTCAGAAGTAGAATCATATTTAGTAGCAAAAGGTTTTGGATATATAGTTGCATCAACCCAACTCGTTCTAGCCTCTGTGCCTGTATACCAAACACCACCAGGAACTTTTGTTAAAGTAGATTCACCATAATTATATATTACATATTTATCGTTATACTCAGAACCTGAAGATGGATAATACCAAACAACTTCTGTAAATAAATTATTTAATCCTGCACTTATCTGTTGTCCTTTTGTAGTATCAATATTTTCAAACACATGGTCTTCTACACTACATGGCAATGATTTAACTGTACCATCAAATGCAAAGAAACCTTTTGGTGACATCCAAAAAGCAACACCATCAATTTCAATAGCTGCATTCTTACCGATCAATCCACAGTTTGTACCTACCTGTTCAAAACCAAATGTAAAAGGTGCACCAATAAATTTCATGGTGTACAATGCATTATCTGTCCATATCAAAATACTTTCTTTTGCTTTTAGAGCACCAATAATTTTAGTGCCATCTTGTAGTCTTTGTGTACCTGCAGTGTTTATTGCTGATGGCGCATAAGTGTTTATCCCTTCTTGATCTGAAAATCTTATAAACATATCATCTTGTGTAGTAGTTGTTCCGATAGTTGTTTCAGTAGCTAAATGAATTAAGTGTCGTGTTGTAGGAGATATTAAAGTTAATCTAGTGGCTGTTGGATTATTATTTGTTTCAAACCCACTTGTAGTTGTTGAAGCTCTATTATCTAAAGCCGATGCAGCTCCACCATTCCATGTAAATGTTTTACCATTTGCAATTGTTGCAATTAAAACTTGTCCAAAATTATCTAACGACCACAAACCTGGTTCAAGTGAAACTTCAGATGCAGTTGCTGCTTCTCCCCAGTTACCATCACCCCATGATCCTATACCCCAACCATAACCATACGATTGAGCTCTTGGTCCTACAGGTTCGTAAGGTTTAATACTTAAACTACCACCTGTTGATACTGTGCCGCTAGCATTAGATGATTGTGTAATTGTGAATGTACTTGATGTAGGAACAGTAATTACTTGAAAGTTTTTGTCTTCAAAATCAGATGCACTAAATCCTGTACCTCCAGGAAGTGTTACACTATCCAACTGAATTATATCTCCTACTGCTAAACCATGAGTTGATTTAGTAATTGTGCAGGTAGGTGATCCACTAGTTGTTGCAATAGTTGCAGATGTTAAAGTAGTTTTCAAAGGTGTGATGTCATATAGTTGACCTTCAAAATATAATAATAAAAATTTATCTGTACCAATTGCTACATATCTATTACCTGCTAAATCTGTAAAAGCGTGCATAGCTCTTGCAACACCAACTATTGTGTCAGTTACAAGAGAAGACCAACCACCAACTTTTTCTGGTTGACCATATCTAAATCTTACATTGTCAGAATCTACCCAACGATTTTCTGCACCGGAGTCTGATGATTGTTTGTCGATTCCGGGAGCGAATCTATATTCTATTAGAGCCATGATCCCCGGTCCTATATTTTATCTTTATATGCCCAGCCTCTCGTTGCATTTACAAATACTAAAGTAAAAGCCGATGCATTTACTGATACTACTAAATTAGATGCTGCACCTAAAATATTAGAACCGTTTCTGGCTATTGTTAAATTGTTTGATGCAAAGTTGTTTCCACTATCTATGAAAGTTACTTCTGATCCAACACTAGGAGATGCTGGTAGCGTTATTGTTATAGCTGATCCGATACCAGATCCGGACGTATCAATTAATAATTGATCTCCCTCCACAGCGGTATATGCAGTTGTGGGTGTATAATATCCTTTTTGTCTAATACCTAAATTAACGTTTGTACCATCTGAATAAACTAAACATTTAGATCCAACCGGTAATGCGATACCAGTTCCAGATGCTGTTTTAATTGTTAGTGTATAATTACTTGTAGATCTAGTTGTAGCATCTTCTACAATAAAAACTCTTTCAGCACCGTCAGGCATAGTAACTGTTCTGTTTGCAGCTAAAGTTCCTGTAAATTTAAAATATAAATTTTTACCATTTGATACAGCATGGTTAGATAAAGCTAACGCTACATCGCTAGATGCAACATCAACAGATATATAACCACTAGCCGCTTGTTCTAATATTTGTAAATTTGTGTTTGTAATAGTACCCCAGGTACCTGATTTTTCACCTGTTGTTATTAGTTCTAGTTTTAAATCACTCGACGTACTTGATGCCATATTACTCCTATGGGTTTAATGGGTCAATCTCAACCCATGTTTGTGAAACCCCTGGGGGAATCGGGTTCCATGATATCACATCTACCGTGCTTGTTGCAAGGTTTATTCTGTTGCCTGTCACGGCCACTTGTTGATC